TCGCCCGCCCAAAACACACACCAAAGTCATCACAGGGCGACCCAAGCCCGACCCGCCATCACAGGGCGACCTTTAAGGGGGCGAAAAGGTGCAATCTGACACGCTGAAGCTCCTTTTTACGTACTCAATAGCCTTCGTGATCGTCGTAGGGGGCGGTGTTTTCCTGTACGCGACCCTCGGCCAGGCAGACGCAGAGTCGACGCGGCTCGCCATCGTCGGTTTCATGGGCGGTGCAACCGCGTTCGTTTTCGCGCAGGAGTCTTCGAAGCAAGCTACGAGGGCCGCTCAGTCGTCGGCCACACCACCGCCCGACTCCACGACCACGACGTCGACCACCACCACTAATCCATGAGGGACGCCAGGGCCGAGGCCATCCGCAGCTACCAGGACATGGCCAAGCGCCTTCGCAAGCAGTCCCGCGACGCGCTTCGTAGCGGATGGGGCGCGTGGTACTACGAGCTCGTCGGCATGCGCGTGATCGCAGAGCGCGCAGCCAAGGCCGAGATCACCGACCACCGTCGATGACCTACCGTCCCGTGTTCCAGAAGGAGGGCCCAGCCGGCGCCTGCGTCCTCGATGGCCAGCTGCTCGGCTGGAAGAATTGCACCTGCCTCAGCTTCGCCATGGGCATCGACAAGAGCACGCGCGGCAAGGTCCGCATCACCGGCTGCATGGTCCGCGAGGAGATCCAGCCGCGCGATACCAGCGGCGGCACGACCATCGAGCAGAACGCAGCGGTCGCCGACCTCCACGGCGTCCACGTCGGTGTTCACACGGGTTCCGGCGTCGCGTCGCCGTATCTCGTCGGTCTCAGCCTGCAATCGGGACATGGCGTCAGTCTTGCCGGCAATACCTACCCGCTCGGCAAGGGCAACGTCAACCACAATGTTTGGGTCAATGAGGTCATGGGCGGCACGCCTGGCCATCCGACCTCCGCGCTTGTCTATGACCCGTGGAGCAACGGCCCGCAGTGGTGGTCGTGGTCAAAGGTGTTCAGCTTCGCCCGGGCGCTGCATCCCTACGGCGAGAAAGACCCGCGCACGCTGTCCTCGATGGGCATCAGCGGCGTGTATTGCGGCATCTTCCCTGACACCGAAGGCAGCATCTGGGGTCCGGACGTGCCGACCAACATCCGCAGCATCGATCCCGATGGTCGCGTCGTCGGCGCGGCGGTCAATAAGGCCGGCCACGACTACGGTAGCCGGGTCGACATGGCCGACCTCAAAGCCGCGCTGCAGAAGATCGGCCACGACTACGGCTCAACGGTCGACCCGACCGACGTGCAGTACCTGTTGAAATGGGCGGTAGCGCATTGATGCCGGCCGATGTCCTGACCCGTTCCGAGCAGCGCGTGCTTCGCATGGCGGCAAGCGGGATGCCGGCCAAGGTCATCGCGAGCGATCTTGGCATCAGTGAGCAGACCGTCAAGAACCACCACACGAACATCCACCGCAAGCTCGATGTCGATACGCTCGTCGGCGCAATGATCATGATGGGCTGGGTCCGCATCCCGAACACGCCGCTGCCGACGTACGTGCAATGTCAGTACGTGGGTCAGTGCGGCCGGCCCGACCAGCACCGCGGCCATCACGGCGGCTTCCGTGCGATCGCATTCGAGGAGCAGGCATGACCACCGACGACGGACCGACCACCGACGAGGCTGCGGAGCTCCTAGAAGACCATCTGGAGGTCTTGGAGGATGCAGCCGAGCAGCTGCCCGAGAACGTGAAGGATGGCGATGCTGGCCCGTAAGGCGCAGGCCGTCACCGACCGTCCGCGCATCGCGCCGCCGATGCCACTGCGTAGCCGCATTGCCGACCTCCGGACCGAGGCCGAGCACATGGGTATCACCTTGATGCCGTGGCAGGAGGTGGCCGGTACCTATCTCACTGCCACGGCATCAGACGGCGGCTACGGATACCGGGAAGTCTGCATCGTGGTCGCGCGCCAGAACGGCAAGACCGAGCTCATGCGCCCGCTGATCATCGACGCGCTGAAGCACGGCAAGCGGATCCTGCACATCGCGCAGACCCGCGAGCTGCCACGGTTGATGTTCGGCACCATCGCGGAAAGCCTCGATGCGGACCTGTTCCTGAAGCGTCGTGGCAAGGGCGGCAGGACGCAGACCATCTGGCCACGCTTCGGAGCCGGCAGTGAAGAGATCATCCTGGCCAACGGCGGTCGGTACAAGATCGCTGCGGCGTCTCAGGGCGGCGCTCGTGGCCTTACGAATGACATAGTGATCATCGATGAGCTCCGCGAGATGGAGACGGACGACGTGATCGCCGCTGCCAAGCCGACGCTGGCCACGACCGCCGGCCAGATGGTCTATCTCAGCAATGCCGGCACGGACAAGAGCATCGTGCTCAACCAAGTACGGATGCGGGCACAGGACGACCCGAGCCTGGCCTACCTCGAATGGTCGGCGGCACCTGAACGCATGATCGATGATAGGGCCGGATGGCACGAGGCAAACCCGGCGCTCGGCTTCACACTGTCCGAAGACGTGCTGGCGACGACGCTGCGCAGCGACACGCTGTCGGGGATGCGCAGCCGGTTCGAGACGGAGCATCTGTGTCGCTGGGTCGCCACGATGCGCGAGCGACTCGTTGACGAATACGCCTGGCTGGCGTGCGAGGGTGAAGTTGAGAAGCCGAGCCGCCCGTACATGGCCGTGGCGATGGACCCATCGGGGACGCGCGCATCTGCGGCAGCGGCGTGGCAGCAGAGCGATGGCACGGTCGGGCTACAAGTGCTGTTCGACATCACTGGAGCTCCGGTCGACACAGACGTGTTGGGCAAGGAAGTACGAGAGAGAGCGAAAGCCCTAGGCGTGCGCAGCGTCGGCTTCGATCCCATGACCGACCGCGAGCTCGCCAAGTTCCTGCCCAAGACCAAGGCCATCGGCGGCAGCGAGTTCGACAACGCATCCAGCCGGTTCGAGCTCATCGTCAAGGCCGGCCGGCTGCGCTGGCAGGATGCCGCCGGCGTCACGGAAGACCTGACGTTCACGGCCAAGAAGCAACACGACGGCGCACGCTTCACCGCCGTCCGTGCCAACGATGATCGACCGATCACGGCTGCGCTGGCAGCCATCCGCGCGGTGTGGATGGCGTCGGGCCTTCCGTCTGCAGCACTGAGGGTGTACTGATGCCACTGTGGGACCGACTCACGCAGCTACTGGCGCTCAATCCACAGGTGGAGCACGAGCGCAGCCTGCTGCTGGCCAGGCCGTTCGACGACTTCCCCGACCTCAACACGCAGCTGGCCAACATCCGTGGCCAGTGGACGCAGCCGTGGCGGCGTGCCAGCGTCAGCACCGCGCTCGGCGTGCCGGCGATCTTCGGTGCCGTCTCGATGGTGTCCAACCTCGTGGGCTCGATGTCCATGAAGGCGTTCCGCAACGAGGTCGAGCTTCCGCCCGATCAGCGTCCGCGCGTCATCGTGCGGCCAGATCCGTTCACCATCCCGCGCGAGTTCTACCGCGCCACGACGTGGAACCTGGCCACGCGTGGTGAAGGCTGCTGGTGGATCGCCAAACGCGACGGCGACGGCAATGCCATCTCGGTGCTCAACCTCCCGCCGCAGGAGGTCACCATCACCGAGAACCCGCGCAACGCGCTCCGCCCGCTGATCGCGTGGCGCGACCGCGATATCCCGTTCGACGATTTCCGGCACCTCGTCTACTCCCGCGAGCCCGGCCAGTTCCGCGGCATCGGGCCGCTGCAGATGTGCGGCGCTGCCGTGTCGGTGGCGGTCGAGTCGCAGGAATGGGCGGCTAACTTCTTCGCGGAGGGCGGCAACCCGTCGCTGCTGATCAAGAAGGCGGGGATGCTCAGTGGCGAGCTCGACGACAAGGGCATGTCCGAGGCTGACTACTTCCTGACCCAATGGATGGACAAGCCGCACAACGAACCGCGCCTGGTTGATGAAGGCGTCGAGTCGGTGACGCCGCTGGCGTACAACGAAGAGGGCGCGCAGCTGCTGAATGCCCGCGACTACCAGAACGGCGAAGTGGCGCGCATGTTCAACATCCCAGGTTCCCTGCTCGACTATTACTCGACCGGTTCCAGCCTGACCTACCAGAACGTCGGCATGGAGTTCGAGAAGCTGCTGCGCCAGTGCCTGCGACCCAACTACCTCGAAGTCATCGAGCAGACCATGAGCGATCTGCTGTCGCGCTCCACGGTGGCCCGGTTCAACACGGACACGCTGACCCTTGCCGACATCAAGACGCGGTATGACGTGTACAGCGTCGGCATCGCCGCCGGCATCATCGACGCCGAGGAAGCTCGGCGGTTCGAGGGACTGGCCGCTGGCGACGTGGAGAACGCTGCCGTGCCGTTCGCGGCGCCGCAGGCCAACATCATCCCGATCCAGGCTCGCTCGCAGGAGTTCCGCTGCGATGGAGTTGTAGCCATCCGTGGCGTGATGCGTACTTGTAATGCGAAGCTCGGCGACGGGCCGTCGTTCACCGGGATGTGTCGTCGCTGCAAGAAGTCCTACGCGGCGTGATAGACGCTGTCGCCCGTGAAGACCACTTTACGGACCACATCATCCCCATCTGGCTGGCGCTACCCGAAGATAAGCGGGGCACGTTCTACGCGCTCCATCCTCGCCCGGGCATCCCCAACATGGCAGGCGGCATACCGCCGCGCGGAAGCACGCCGACGCTTGCGGCATCTGCGGGGGACATGAAGCGCAGCCGGCGCAGCGGCAGGCCGGTGGCGCTCATGGAGCACGGCTGCGGGCAATCGTTCGGTGGCGATCCGAAATCGGCCATCTTCAGCAGCTATGCCGGCGGCAGGGACCGTGACGCGCAGATGTTCCTGCATCCTGGCCAGCATCCGGCAGGCCGTGATCGGGCCGCGTATCCGAAGGCCCGCGTCGAGGTCGTCGGTTGCGCGAAGCTCGACAGCCTGCCGCGCAAGGAGGAACACACCGAGCCGCCGGTCGTATGCGTCTCATTCCACTGGAATTGCGCAGTGTCCCCAGAGACGCGGCCTGCGTACGATGCGTTCCAGGAGCATGTTCGGCGGCTGGCCAAGGCTCCCGGCATCACGGTCATCGGTCACGGCCATCCACGCGTCATATCAAAGTTGAACGCGTGGTATCGGCGCATCGGCATCGAGACGGTCCGCAACTTCGAGGATGTGTGCCGGCGGGCTGACGTCTACGTCAACGACGCCAGCAGCACGCTGTTCGAATTCGCGTCCACGGGCCGTCCGGTCGTCGTCCTGAACGCGCCACGGTATCGACGGAATGTCGACCATGGGCTACGGTTCTGGGAAGCGTCAGGCGTGGGGATCAACGTCGCAGTGACGGATGACCTAGAGGACGCAGTGCGCCTGGCGCTTACCGACCCGCCCGAGCAGCAGCAGGCCCGCGAAGCCGCGCTGGATCTCGTGTACGCCTACAGGACGGGCGGTGCGGCCCGTGCAGCTGCGGCACTGGTCGATTGGGCAGCGTGAGTGCGCCACTACCTCCTGACGCGTTCTGCGTACGGGCCGGATGTGCCCATCGAGGTGAACCGCTACCGGCTGGAGCTCACGCGCGGCATCACGTCAAGGTCGCTCGCATCGCAGACCTATCAAGACGTGACCTGGCTCGTGCTTACCGATCCCGCCGACCCATTGAAAGAGGAACGGGAGCGCGTGCTATGGGAGTCCGGACTGCCGTTCCTCACCGCTGACGCCGGCAGCATCGAGCGGACCAACCGATACGACAGGCCGCAGGGTCCATGGCACGCCCACCTCGACTTCAGCGACGCGACGCTGACCACGCGCATCGATGACGATGACGCGTTCGCGCCGTGGGCGCTGTCAGCGTTCAGGGACCATGCCGAGCGGTATCTGGGGATGCGCCGTCGCCGCAATCGGCGCATCTTCACGCTGCCCATCGGCTACCGGGTCAGCAGCGGCAAGGCCAACCTGCGCCGTGATCGCGTGAACCAGTTCACGACGATGTACGCGCCACGTGGCGACCGCTGCTGCATCATGGATCGCAACCACACGGGCCAGAACCGACTGGCCCACCTGATCGACATCAGCCACGCCCCAGGCTGGCTATGGTTGCGCCACGATGGAGCGCGCAGCGCGGAGTCGCGCGCATCGAACCGCGACAAGCACCTGATGGAACCGATCTCCGAAGCCGTGCGCGACTGCTTCGATGTTGACTGGGGGTTGATCGCATCTCTACCGTGACCATCGTGGGACGCGGACCCTCCCTCCTGCGTCTCACACCTGACGACTTCCTGCGCGGTCCGGTCATCACGATCAACCTGGCCATCATCGAAGTGCGCAAGCTCGGCCTGACCAACCCGATGTACACGATGCAGAAGGACGGCTGCATCAAGCACAGCGCGCAGTACGTCCCGCCCAAGCGCTGCCACTGTCCCGATCCGGCGCGGATGGTGCCGCCGATCATGCCCGAGACGGTCATCCTGTCGGTCGCCGAGTCGTCGCAGTGCTTCCGCAAGTACCCGAACCGCATCGTGGTCGACTTGCAGCGCGACTACGGCATCCCGTGGTGGTCGATGTCGGCGCTGCTGGCGGTGCGGATGGCCAAGCGATGGGGTGCTACCGAGATACGGATGCTGGCCTTCGATGCTGCACATGGTGACTCGCGCCGTGTGGAAGGTGGCGAGCTCGTGCCAGGCGACCGAGGCTACGCCATCGCGGTCGACCAGATCAACGAATGGTCACAGACCGTCGATGTTGCATTGCAGTGGTGTGACCCTGTATCTTCCGCGTAAGCGAATAGCGACCGACACAGCGACCGTAGCGTCCCGTCGGGATAAGTGGCCTCCGCGCAAGTGCCCCATGAGCGCACCGTAGGAGGTCATTCCTTATGGATGAACAGCGAGTCTCGCAGTTCATCGACGCGCTCGAAGCGGCGTCCATCCCCGAAGCGGCGATGGAGCTTCGTTCCCTCGACAAGCGCGAGATCGTCATGCGGATCGTGCCGTGGGAGGTGCCGGCGCTGACGCGCTCCGGTCCCGAGGTCATCATGCGCGGCGCGTTCGGTGCCGTGGACCCGTCGAAGATCGTGCTGCAGCTGGAACACGAGAACCCGCCGGCTGGCCGGGGCATCGAGTACGAGGACCGTTCCGACGGCGCGTACATGGTGTTCAAGGTCAGCAAGACGCAGCGCGGCGACGACCTCCTGACCCTTGCCAGCGATGGTGTGGCGACGGGTGCCAGCGTCAGCTACGTCGATGTGCCGAAGGGCGTTCAGGTCTACCACGAGCGCGGCAAGCGGCTGCGTGTCGTCCACAACGCATCCCTCAAGGCCGTGTCGACGACATGGCAGCCGACATGGGCGGAAGCCGCCATCCAGGAAGTCCGATCACGAGGAGAGACGACCGTGGCTGAAGAGCCGACTACCCCAGAGCCGGCGCCGCAGCCGGACTTCGACAAGATCATCGATGGCAAGCTCGCGCCGCAGTTCGCTGCGATCAGCGACAAGCTGGCCGTGATGGAAGAGCGATCCCGCCAGGAGATCACACTCCCGGTCAAGGACGACAAGCCGTCCATGAGTGCCGGCGAGTGGGTCGACAGTGCCCTTCGCATGCTGACCGGTGAGCGCCTGCCGCAGGTGCAGATGCGCGCCCTCGAAGACCTCACGACCACCGACAACATCGGCGTCGTGCCGGATGCCTTCCTGCCAGAGATCGTCGGCGTCATCGACGCATCGCGTCCGTTCCTCGCCACGACACGCAGGCTCGCCCTCCCGGCTGCCGGCATGAACCTCGTGGTGCCGGTCATCGAGACGCGACCGACCACCGGTCGCCAGGAGAACGGATCCGGGACGCTCACCGAGAAGGCCGAGATCGTCTCGACCGCCACGAGCATCACGACCGACTCGTTCGAGGCCATCAGCATCGCGGGCGGCGGTGATATCAGCATCCAGCTGCTTCGGCGCTCCAGCCCGAGCTTCCTGACCCTGTACCTCGACCTCTTGGCCGAGGCACTCTCGCAGAACGCAGAGGCCGAGGCGATCAACGCGCTGCTCACCTCCGGCATCAACGGTGGCGGCACCATCGATCCCGAGCTCCTAAACCTGGGCGCTGCGTGGGAGGCCGGTGCGGCGCTTCACAAGCCGCCGACCAACATCTGGATGAGCTCCGCCGCGGTCGGCGCGTTCATCGACGCCAAGGCCGACGGCTCGAACATGCCGCTGTACGCCAGCATCCAGGCGGGCTTCAGCGCATCCAATGGCGCAGGCGGCATCATCAGCGGCCTTCGCCCGATCCACGTCCCGGCACTCGATGCCACCGATACCGATGTCGTGGTCGGCCCGTCGAGCGGCTTCGCGTGGACGGAAGACGGCAGCTTCACGCTCCAGGTCGATGTCCCGAGCAAGCTCGGGCGCGACGTGGCGCTGGCGAGCATCTTCTGGTTCGCGCCGCTGTACCCGCAGGCGTTCACCGGCTACACCCTCGGTTCGTAGTCATGGCTGACTGGCCCGGTCCGGCAGAGCTCAAGCAAGTCCTCGACATCGAGTCGACGGACTGGGATGAGACTGTCGACCGGGTGCTGTCAGCGGCCATCCGCAAGGTCGAGTTCGACGTCGGGGAACCGATCATCGAACCCGACGACAGCCTGGCGCAGGCCGCCTTGCGGATGGCCGAGCTCATCTCCCTGAGACCGCAGACCTCCCTGCTGGAAGCGTCAGCGGATCCGACGTACCAACGTCTCATGTCGGGGCATCGCAAGAGGTTCGCCATAGCATGAGTGACACGAAGCGCGCCATCGCAGACCGCGAGGACGCGAAGCGTCCGAAGCCCGAACCAAAGAAGAAGGCCAAGAAGGTCGAGAGTGCCGAGTACCCTCAAGGGCAGTAACGAACTCCGCGCCCGTCTCAAAGCGATCAAGGAGACGTGGAAGCCGGTCGCCCGCAAGTGGGGTAAGACCGACGTCGAGGAGATGCGGGCCAAGGTGCCGGTGCGAACCGGCAGGCTGCGCAAGTCCTTCCGCGTGACCAGCGTCAGCGGCAAGAGGGTGCGCGTCGGCGGTCACTTCACCGCGTACTTCGTGGACGCGGGCCCGAAGCCCCACGACATCACGGCCAAGCGTGGCGGCCATCTCATCTTCAAGGTGGAAGGTCGCACGATCTTCGCACGGAAGGTGCACAGCCGAGGCTACCGTGCTCGGCCATTCCGCCAGAAGTCCGCTGAAGAGGCGCTGAGGAAGAACCCGATGGCCAAGGAACTGATCGACCTCTGGAACAAGGCGGCATGACGGTCACCCGCATCCCGTTCAGGACAGCGACACGCAATGCGGCGGTGACGCTGCTGACTACGTTCGCAGCGGATGTCGGCCTCAAGCTGCAGGTGTATCCCGGCAGGCCGCGTAGCATCAACCCGCCGACGGCGTTCGTGGACAGCATCCGCGAGACGTACCAGTACAGCAACGTGACCTGGCGGCTGCGGCAGCCGACCCTCGACATCATCATCCTGTGGGGCCTGTTCGACTCCAAGGAAGCCGTCGACCAGGCCGACCAGTTCGCCGATGCGTTCCTCGATTGGGTCACGGATCGCTTCCACGCAGCCGGCGCCAACACCATCGTGGGCATCACGGAGATCGTGGATGACCCGACCTATGTCCCTGACTGGCAGCCACCTGCCGAGCAGCGGACCTACTTCGCAACGAGAGTCAGCCTGGAGGGCCTAGCAGGCGGTTGACGTCCGAGCCACGGACTGTAGTGGCGCACACGATGGAGAAGGAGTGACCAGCCATGCCCATCCAGGGCTTCGTTCGCCTGCGGAAGCATCAGTTCGGACGCCAACCTGCGTTCAACGCCGTGGTCCCGGCGACGCGCGCCTACCCGTTCACCGGCGTCCCGTCCAACGAGCTCAACTGGACCGACCCCGAGATCGATGCCGGTTCTCTCGATCCGGTCGCGCCGCCGTACCGGAACGCACCGGACCTGACTGCCGACCTCACCGATAACGTCCTTGCGTACAACGACCTCCCGCTGATTCATGCGGCCTTCTTCGGTGGCGAGGTCTCGCCATCCACATCGGGTGACGCGTTCATCTGGGAGTTTGACCCGGCATCCACGACGGTCGACGTCCGCGACGTCTTTACCTACGAGTTCGGCGATGACGTCCTGACCGACTGGTTCCAGCTGGGCGACGGCATCCTCGAAAGCTTCGACATCACCGGTCCGGAAGGGCTCGGCGTCCTGACCGCGAGCCTCAACTGGCGCTTCGGCAGCATCGCTTCGACAGGCTCCACGGACAGCCCGTGGGTCGGCGCATCCGGTGATGACGCTCCGACGCCTGACCTCAACGTCGATACCAAGGCCGTGATGGTCTACCTCAAGGACGGCGGCATCTGGATCAGCAGCGACGCCGATGCGGTCTTCGACTCAGGTTCGCAGATCCTCGACGCGATGCACACGTTCACGCTCCACGGCGAGCAGGCGCTCGACCTGAAGCGCTTCGCCAACGCCGACCAGAGCTTCGACATCGACGCGTA